ATGGTACGGACCATTCAAACTTCTATGTGTAAAGATACAACATCCATAATACCGTTAACCACCCCGAAGCTGGCTTCAAGGTGGGCGCGTAGCGTCGGTTTGTGTGGATTGTCTTTGACACATGGGGTTCCTGTCGTACAAAATTTCTACAGATCATTGACGAAGGGGTCAACTGAAGCATTACCTGTTGGACAAACGTATAAGTTAGGTATGCACATGTTAGCTGAACGTATGGGCGACCATGGAGTCGAAACACCCAGCGTGACATGCAGGTTGTCGTTCTACAAAGCCTTTGGAATAGAACCAGATCGTCAAGAAATACTGGAAAGGTACTATGACAATGTTGAAGTTCAACACAAAGTAGTACCAAATCACATTATCCTTTCAACACCATCTGAGCTACTCTTGCTATAGAGTAGCTCAACGGCCACGACAACAAAAGAACTATTGTATAACTTTGGTAGTAGCAGTAAGGCCTTGTCCCAGGACAATGGCATGCTCCCACTGATTATATTCAGATAGTGTGAGTTGAAAATAGATTGGCGACCTATTGCCGCACCAAGCTATGGGGTTGTTAAGAGTCATGGACCAAAACCTCGTTGAGTGCTATCCAGAATGCCAAGAGACTGCACGGCTCCCCTAATCACATTAGTTTCTTAGCAATGCACAGTCCCCGTGTCATAGGGTATCCCATACAAATGACAAACAAATCAAAGAAAGCCAAACAACAGAAGTTAGCGAGAGCTATGAGCAATCTATCGTTGAAACCGAAGAAGAAGAAGGCAACTCCTTTTTCCGATGCTGGTGCAATTGTAGGTCAAAAACTAGGATCAATGTTCAATCTCCCCTACCTGGGTGGAGTGGGCAAGTGGCTTGGAAGTGGAATTGGACAAATTTTTGGAAGTGGAGACTACCAGATGGTAGGGTTACCACCCAATTACAACGTTCTGACCTCATCTAGGCAAATCCCCAAATTTGAAACTAGTGAACGAACCAACATTGTGTGCCACAGAGAATACATTGGAGATGTTAACGGAACTTCGGCATTTTACAATAGAGAATACAGAATTAACCCTGGCAACAAAGAAATGTTTCCGTGGTTGTCTTCAGTTGCACAAAACTACCAACAATATCGTATACATGGTATGATTGTGGAGTTTAGACCATTGATAACTGATTATGTACTTGACGGCAAACCAGGTGTAGTAGTCATGGCGACTAACTATAACGCTGATGCCCCAGGATACAGAAGCAGAATTGACATGGAAAACTCCGAATACGCTGTCTCTGTCAAACCTACTATGCCATTAGTCCATGCAATCGAATGTTCACCGGCAGAAACACCTATCACTAGACTATATGTCAGTGAAGGTGAGCCTCCATCGAACCAAGATTACAGACTTTATGACTTAGGTAAGTTTCAATTTGCAACCCAAGCAAATTCAGTCACAGACACCATAGGCGAGTTGTGGGTATCGTACTGCATTGAGTTTTTCAAGCCGGTCTTGGATACTACTAGTGCAGCATCAAACGAAAATTTTGCACAATATTTGACAATTAATGGATCCACCTATACAAGTACCTACCCCTTAGGAAATGGACTGGTCGATAAAGACTGGTACAAAATTGGAGGGATGGCAACTTACATAAATGGAGTTTCTTTTGGACTTAATGAAGCTAAGGTTGGAGAGGAGTACAACTTGTACATAACTTGGGGATTAGGAACAGCAGCGACAGTTGCTTACCCTTCTTTCACAGGTTCCCGATGTACGGTCACTGTACAAAATCCCAATTTGGCGTATTATTCGCCAACCCCTGGATTTGTCGGAGCGACTTCAGCTCAAATTGCAGTCACACTGGTTGTGACAGCTGACTCCCAGGAAGGATTTGTCGGAATCACATTCGGCACCTCTTCGACTCTTCCGGCAGCTTCACCTGTATTAGTTCAATGCTATAAACGCTAAAACTGTTCCCGAACCCCTACAGCAGGAAACTGAAATGGATGACGACCATTGGGCCTGGAGTTGCGGCACTCGTTGTCGCCTCACTAATAGCGAACCCTAAAAATACCAACAAAAACACAAAAATATGTGGATGAATGCTAGCACTATTGCAAGTGCCTTGTTAGTGGGAATGTATTGCACTTCTTCTAGTTGGCTACTGGCTAGAAGTCGTAGACTAGAGCTACTACACCAAGTTCTTGTAGAACATTGGGGCGGTGTAGGAAACCCTTCTAAGCGAAC